GAGCCCTGCGACGACATAGACTGCTATCTGGCGTACCGAGCCGTCTGGGCGTTGAATCTGTAGATAACCTGGCGCGGGCTGCTCCATCCTCCTGCTCAGGAACGCGCGGGTTACCCGGTCGAGCAGTGCATAGTAATCGTTTTCTACATCGCTACTGGGACGGCCTACGAGGAGCCCGAGGTTAATCGCACCCGGCTGCGGGAGGTAGAGGTTAGGGACGGCCGTACCGTCGAGGAGAGGGATTGTACTGAACGATACGGGCAGACCCTCGATACCGCCGATACCGGTACATGTGTAGCCATTCTGCATAGACCGGTCGCTGAGGTCCCAGGTATTGCCGTCAGGGTCGATGTACGTGATGTCGAGCGGAGTCGGAGCCCCTGGCATTATGACCTCCTACCTGGACGGCTGAGTTGGCCTTGCTGAATAGACATTGCCTGGAACGCCGTCTGTACATGGGACTCGATCGCGGCCCTGGTCAGGCCGTCGAAGTGAGCATGGTACTCGGCCCCGTCACCTCCGCGCGCTCCCGCCATAGCAGCGCCGTGCTCTACGACGTACTCAGGCCCGGCCTCGGCAAATGTATACATAGCACCTGAGTACTGCCCAAAGCCGCTAATCGGCTCGGTAATCCAGCCGCCATGCTGATAACCGTACGGCCGCTTGTTAGCTGGTACGCGCATCCACTTGATAGCCTCCTGGCCGAGCGTCTTGCCGAGGTGAGCAAACTGCTTCTCCAGTGCTTTCTCCTGCGACTTCAGCCCAGCAACGAAGTTAGCTCCAGTGTTATACGCGCCGCCCGCGACAACCGATGCTATCCCGCGCGAGGTTCCTAGCCGGGCGGCATCCAGCGCAGCCTCGGTGCTCTTGATCTGCTTCAGGACAGACGGCCCAGCGGCCTGGATAGCGTTCACGTAGGCTAGCGCCGCATCCGGCCCGAGCGCGACGAGCTGGTTGATCAACTCGGGCGATAGCTTCATCGAGTGCATCTTGCGCAGGGCGGTGACCATCTTGCGGGCGTAAACACTGCCGCTCGCCGGGTCCATTCCTGCAACCGTCCTGAGCACAGCCTGCGACGCGCCAGCGCGGGACAGGTCCCTGATCGCGTAACCGAAGTTACGCACATCAGTCAGCCGCCTGGTAAGCCCAGACAAGATAGAGCGCCCGCCAGCCGCGCCTACACCTTGTATGCCGATCGTCCCGATGCCGGTCGACGTACGAAGCTGTTGTAGCTGTTGCTGCTGGAAGGCCGTAGCGTTGGCGATGTTAGTCGACAGCGTCTTCATATGCGTCTGCAGATTCTGAAGCTCCTTGATCTGCGCGATCACCAGCTGTGACCGAGCCCTGGCTACACTCGGGCTGAAGTAAAGCCGGAGGTCAGCAAGGAACTTGGCCTGGTCGCTGGCAAACACCGACGCCGTAGTCTTCGGCGTGATCTTGGCCAGCGCTGCCGCAAGGGTCGTACCGGCCCTAACCATCCTGTTGAAGGATGCAGTAGCTGCGGCCAGGGCCCTGTTATGCGCGGCAGTTGCTGCCGCCAGCGCCCTGTTGTGAGCGGCTATGGACTCGGCCGCAGATACCGTACCAGTCGCGTAGCCAGGAAGCCCACCATTGGGAACAACAGTTTCGCCGCCGCTGAAGTAGACTAGCTCCTTGCCCTTCTCACCAACCCAGGCCCAACCAGGTGCTGCCCCTCCGGTTCCGGCTGCATACCCGTGACCTGAACCGAGCGCCCCGAGCGACGGGCCATATACGTGAGCCGCATAGTTGATAGCAGCCGCAATGTTAGCGAGCGGGTCGTAGATGTTGTTACTTGTACCGGGGACGTGATAGGCGGCAAACGTCGAGCCGATAGTCTGCATCAATCCACGCGACGGGTCGCCGCGCTGAGCGTTGATGTCCCAGAGGTTGATCGCGTTGGGGTTGCCGCCAGACTCAGTCTGCATCTGATAGAGGATTCGCGGCAGTAGGCTAGCGGGCATATGGAGCATAGACAACGCCTGGAGGACCGTACCCGCCCAACGCTGAACACCCGCGCCTGCCGGTCCACCGTGGAACAAGTTGGAGAAGAAATGGCCTATCTTACCGCCCAGGCCGCCAAGGAGCTTGAGCGCACGGCTGGGCAGCTTCTCCAGGGCGATCAGGCCCTTACCTACGATAGCGCCCAGCGCGTTCGGGATCGAGCCAAATATCTTCAGGACAACCTTGCCGACGTTCCCGGCGTTCTTCATGATGCCTCGGAGCAAGCCCTCTATCAGGTTGCCACCGAGCGCGGCCATAACAGTCGACGGAGACGTGATACCGAAGTGAGTCTTCACCCAGTTGACGATCGGGTCCACGATGGTCTTCTTGACCCAGTCACCAATACCAGACATGGCGCTCTTGATACCATTGAACATGCCGCCAATAATATGCTTGCCAGTGTCCACAAGCCAGTTAATGGCGTTAGAGAAGAGGTTGGTCACGCGGGTCTTCATGGTGCCAAGCCAATTTATGACATCATCAATTCCCCTCTTGAGCCGTCCGACCGTATTGTTCCAGATGTTATCCCAGATCTGTGCAATTGTGTGACGAATGTTGTCATATATACCGGCTATGTTATGGAACAGCTGATCGAGATGATTCTGGATCCACTGATGAATACGGATAACTCGGCCGACTGTGTTGCTGTAAACCGTATTCCAGGTGCTAGCGATCCAGTGACGGATCATATCGTACCAGTGAGCTATGTTATGGAATAGCTTGTCGACCTCTCGCTGAATCCACTGGTGAAGCCGGATGACGTTCCCAATGGTGTCGTGGTAGATAAGATTCCATTGCTCAGCGATGAAATGCCTTACGTCCTTGTAGGCATTCACTATATGACCGATAGCCGGTATAAAGTGCATCTCTATATAGTTGGCGATGTCAGCCAGGAATGCAATTGAATTAAGTGCAAATATGCCGATCTGGAACAGGAAGTTCAAGAAGTCGGCGAATGCCTTTGGGTTCTTAGATACAGCATTAGCGATACGTTCAATTGCGTCGGAGAATGAATTCATAATGCCGGGGATATCAGGCGTAAACGCCGTCATCACATCGACGAATGCATTAGTAACAGCGACAATCGCTGACGTTACCTGCGGGTCCTTGAACGAATTGAGAATGGTATCGACGAAGGTCTTGAATGGACCAGATATGACCTGTACCGCAGCCGTGAACAGCGGCGTCAGGAATTTCATAGTCTGGCCGACAGTGTCGAGGATGTTCTTCATGACCGGCGCCATAGGAGCGCCGATCTCAGACAGGCTCTGCTTAGCGTCACCAGCGAGCTTCTTGAACGAATCCCGGACAGCCTGCTGGCCGGTCGTAATCTGGTCTTGCTGCGCCTTCTGATAGGCCTGCTGCGCCTTGGACTGTGAAGCCCGCGCGGACGCGAGCGAAGCCTCAGCCGCCTGTAGCTGAGCGGTTGAGACCTTACCGGTACCACGCAGCTTGTTCAGCCGGTCCTGCGCGCTCAGCACCGCAGCTTGTGCGCTGAGAATAGCAGCCGGCGACGTACCTCCGCGTGCGGTCGTCAAGCGCTCCTGCGCGGCGGATAGCCGGAGCTGCGCGGAGGACAATGCCAGCGGGGTCGCGCCTCCGCCCCCGAGACCAGCGAGCCTAGCCTGAGCCGCGCGGACCCTCGCGTCGGCCGCCTGAGACTGTGCCCGCGCCTGCGCAACCTGTGCCTGTGTCGTTCCTCCGGGGCCGAACGCGCCTGCGATGCCGAGGCCGGTAATTGCACCACCGCCGAGCAACGGTATAAACCCGGCCAGCATCTGAGCGAGGAATGGAGCGGCAGCCGCTGCGATAGCTGCAGCGCCTCCCAGGATGGGAGCGGGCACAGCCCCGATTGAACCTGACGTGCCTCCAGGCAGCGCCTTGATCAGAGCGCCAAGGCCGCCGATAAAACCAGCCCCACCGGCTGCTCCGGCTGCACCGGCTCCGCCACCTCCACCTCGACCGCCCCCGCCGAGGCCGCCGATGCCAACGTCAATATTAATGCCATCTAGTCTATCCTTGATCCTCCTGCGAGTATTCGCAAGATTTACATTGCTAACGCCAACTTCGACGTTTACCTTGATGCCAGACAGGCCCTTTATGATCTTGAGACGAGTTTGCAGAATATTGACGTCGGTCACATCAATTTCGACAATTGTCTTAATGCCCTTGAGACCCTCGGCAATTTTTAGCTTGAGGGCATCGAGAGCTACCTTTGTGACATTGACATCTATATCAACCTTGATGCCCTTGAGGCCATCTGTCACCTTCCTTTTCATTCGGTCGATTGACGCCTTGGTTACGTTGAGGTTATCCGATATACCCTTTGATATAGCAACGCCCATCTCCTTGCCTATGACGCTAGCCGAAGGCACTAGCTCCGCGCGCATCTTCGTATTGAACCCGCGCAAGTCGGGTACGACGCCTACACTTACGCTGCCTACAAAGATTTCATCAGCCACGGCCGGTCAGCCTATCTAGTGTTGCCTGCGCTTCCTCTTCCGAGAGCCCGCGTAGGCGTGGGTCAATCTTCTGGGCGTTGGCTAGGCTCATACGCCTCTCGCGCCGGGCCGGTAGACCTGGACGGCGTATCGGCGTAGGCTTCTCGACATTCCAATGCGAGTGCGCCTGAACGTAGACCCAAGTGTTATTGCGAACCTCATCTACGAGGGCCGCAAGCAGGGTCTCGATGCCACTCCACCTGCCACTAGCAGGATCGAATGAGGATTCAGCGCGTGAACGCTCCCTCTCTGGCATATCGTTTCGCATCGCTGTAGTCAAGGCGCTCTCCGGCGGAAGGTGATGAAGCAGGACGAGCAGCTTTCTCCATGTCAGCATAGTACCCGGCCTGAACAGGTCTACAAAGTCCAGGCCGTAGTACCGCTGGAGGTCTGCTTCTATCTCCTCCGCGTACTGCGACGTGACCCAGTACGCTTCTGCGATTTTCCCGCCGACATCCGGGCCGACCTACCGCATTGCGTGAACACAGCCTCGACCTGATTGTTTGACAGGTCAGCGTCCTCCCAGACCTGGTACTCGTTGTCGTCATCGATGACAGCCCGCGCCCAGGCGTCCCAGTCGGCGTTAGCGGCCGCACGCATAGCGGATGCGGTCCAGTCACCGGCGTGCTGGATGTGGATGACGATGCCATCGAGCCTAACCGTGGTCGGCTCCCCTCTGGCCTCATCTTGCATCGCGTCGAGGTCGACGTCAACATCCTCGTCCTCGATCTGGTCCATTGGCGTGACGTTGTTCGGCGCGTCGTCCCCTACTTCTTCATATCCGCCTGCAGTAGTCATGACCGTTCTCCTTACGTGAAGTAGGTGGCCATGGCCTTGCCGTAGTTCACAGTGTGCTGTGCTACGGCGGCGGTGTTGGCTCCGATCGTACCGGGGTACGCCGTGAACGTCAGGTCTGTCGTGTCGATGTCGCCCTGCTGAGCCTGGCTGTTGCCTCGGGCGGTGACCTTGACGTTCGGGAAGTAGAGCCGCTCCTGCTTGACGCCGTCGATGCTGTCGCAGATCAGGCTGTACCGGTTGTCCAGCGGCGGGTCCGGAATGATCCATGTCGCCGAGTTGATCGGTAGCGCGGAGGTGGCCGTGGTCGACGCCTTGAGCGGCATCGACGCGACTGGGAAGACCGGCACATCGTCGTAGAGTGCGAGGACGTACGGGTTCATGGCCTCTAGGAATGTGGCCTGGAGGCTCTTAGTGCCGCCGGTCAGGATCGTGCGGATAGGCGTGAGTACGCCCGCCGCCGGGATGTCCTTGATCGTCTCGTCGAGCTTGAAGATGTAGCCGGACACGTCGACCCATCCGCAGCACTTGTACGTTGCCGCAGTGAGACCGGACGGGTCCTCAAAGCCGAGCGGAGGCGCGGTGTTATTGGGGAGGCCGATCCAGCACACGACATCACCGGCCGCGTAGAGCAGGCTGTTGTCTCGGTATGAACCGGTTGCCGGCGGCGTGAGGCCGAACTGAGTGGGGTTGTCTGCAAGAACCTGGGGGTTCCTGTCCTTGGCGGTCTGTTCTGACACTTTCTCTCCTATGGGTGAATACGGACTAGATACGTGGCGCTGTTACGCACCAGATTCTTGTTTACCTCCGATATGGTCTTGGGGCTGCTGATAACGGTAACGTGCTGTATCACTCCATTCAGAACCTTGGCGCTGTTCAAGGACTGCATATCAGCCTGAACGTTCCGCGCGGCGGCCGATACTTCCGCCATTGTGAATCCCTTGTTGGTCTGGCCCCAGATGTCGATATCTATGACCGGGTGGTCTACCCAGATATGACGCCCCATCGTCCCGCCGATACGCCGTATGCGAGCTGTGATCTTAGTCAGGTCGCCGGTAGGCATAATTGTCACGAACCGGATATTTGGTTCCATCTGACCGAGAGCGTACAGTATCGCAATCTCTGCGTCCGGCATAGGCGTTACAACCTGGGCAATGGCCATTACGCTTTCGCCTCCATGGCCGCGCGCAGAAGCGTATGGTAGGGCTCTCGGCCGCGATGGCCGTACTCTACATGTATAGCCTCTGGAGCGTCGTTCCTGACTATGGCCTCCGCGCGGTCGTTCGTCGCGCCTCCCAGCGTATGTACCTCGACGCTAAAGCTCGCCTTGTATCTACCGGCGTGCTCATCCGGCTCCCATGGAGAGCCTACTGGGGCGATCTCCTCGGCGCGGTCCTTGATCTTGTCCGCGTAGTGCTTGACCACTCGCTGCATTCCCTCAGAGTTGAGGAAGCGCCGTATGCCCTCGTGATTAGGGTTATAGCTCACGGCGACGCTCCCTTCACTAGCTGCCCATCGACACGGACCGGGGCTGTACTTCCCGAGAACGGTGACTTCCACCACGCGGGGTCGCCGGTTACCTCGTACTCGATATCATCGACTATGATAACATCGAGAAAGCCGACGTCAGTCCCGTACGGTACGTACACCGTAATGTTGGTCATAACCCGATCCGTATATGATTGTTCCTCTCCGCTTGATCCTTGCTGGACCGAACAGGGGCCGATCTTCACCTCTGTAAACGAGAGGGTGTCGTTTCCGTACTCGTCCTGACCTGCCACTACCCGGTGGCGTAGAGTAATCATCTTGCCATTTGGTAGTGCTGGATGCATAAGCTGCGCCTTACCTGTATTGATCCCATCTTCGCTCGGTAGTCCCCTAGTATCTCATCCATCCCATAGTCGCGGAGAGCAGCGTACATGCCAGCTGATGCCCCGCCCCCAGAGCCTCCCCCACCGCCGTAGCTACGACGCATTGTATAGCTATACGCGCCGATAGTCTCGCCTTGCAGGGTGGCCGACATAGTTGGAGTCGACAACTCCGATATGATAGCAGAGCACAGAAGGCCCTTGATATCTGCTGGCACCTCATGGTAGCCATGCTCGTACACGGTATCGTACGAATGACTATACCAGGATACCTCGTACCAGAACGTAGGTAGGTTGATAATTCCTGAATGGCTGGGCTCGGGGATGGTGACCGTGTCCACACCATCGAAGATGAACCAGAAGACCGGTATGTTAGGTACGGACGGATAGCCCGACCTTGCCACGACCGATATGACCCTGTATATAGGCCGTCCAGGCAGGACAATGATACCGTCCGACGCAGAGATGGTGATCGTTTCCGAGGCCACGTACATGAACGTGTTCCGCGCTCGCCTGCGTATGATGCCGCTGCCATCTTGTAGCATGGCATCTACGCGAGCCGCCTCGGTCTGGTTCAGCTGCCTACCTAGCCTGGCTACAATATCGTCGGGCGTAGCCAGGCTAGGCAGGGAGCCATCGGTTGGGTGCGTCACGGGTAGCTGCACACATTCGAGGCGATACCACCCGCGCCGCCCATGTTGACGATATTGACGCGGGCGTACCGCTGACGGTGATCAGTCCGCGCCGTGGCCCAGCCGTCGCCGGTCACGCGCGCCATCTCCGTGAACGTCGAATTGTCGGGGCTCGTCTCCAGCGCGACCACGCTAGTGTTTGACGGGCTCACGACCCGTAGCGTGAACTGGCTGAAGGTGTTGCCGACACCGGCATCCATTCGCCCGGTAGCAGCTCCGGTAGCGGCGTGCGTGCCCGCTAGGTAGTTGGTCATGGCCTACTGCTCCTTGCTGCGTCCCTGCTGCTCCCTGGCCGGCCGGG